AAAGTTGAAGTTGACGCACTTTGTAAGATTGTCAATGCTTCTGGAGATACAACAACATAGTTACCAGCACCACGTCTTGTTCTAGCCGCGATTCTGTTAGCCGCTCTGTTGATCTCAATAGCCAATGCCGCATGTCTGTCACCGACAAATACACTTGTTCCACTCAATGAAGAGAAGTCAATTGAATTTGATCCTGTTCCAGCAAGAGTTCTTAGTGAACCGATAATTTCTTGGTCGATTTCAACTACGATTTCTTGTGCTAAGGCTTGCATAATTTCTGCTTCAACGTCAACGCCGTGCATACTTTCTGCATCTTGAGCCGCCTCAAAAGTCCATCTTGCTGAAAGACGTCTTGTCTTCGCTTCAACAGTTTCTTTTAAGATTTGAATGCTCATTTTCTTACCAGGTAATCCCTCAGCAGATGCTGTTGCATCTGGAGATCCTGCATAAGTGTTAGCAAGTTTGAAAGGACTTAATGCCTCGTCACCTGCTGTTGCTCCACCACTTGTTTCAGCATATCTGACTCTAAGTGTGTGAATTTGTCCTACTGGACCAGTCATTGGTTGTACACCAACTAGTTCGTTTGCGATCACTGAAGGCATAACCCTTCTGATCAAAGGTAACATCACCTTATTTAATGTTGCTACGGATCCTGCACCTGTGGCTCCTGCGGTTGCGGCCTCTGACAATTGACGCTTTGCGTTTTCGAGTACCACGTCCATAGTTTGCTTACGTTGACCTTGTAGGCCTTCTGTAAGTGCTTCTTTGGTTGCGGACCAGTTGCTTTCAAATAAATTTGCCATTTTAATTACTCCTATTATTTTGAAAGTCCGGCTAATTTACGGATAGTGTCTATTTCTACTACATCATCCGTGCTGTCATTGGCTTCTGCGTTAGCAGTCACCTTTTTATCACCAGTGTGTTCTTTTATTACTGATTCTGTGATAGTCTTCTTCACTCTAGGTGTTTCGCCATCTAATACAGATGGAAGATACTTATCAAATTGCTTTGCTAAGTTCTCTGTCTTAACACTTTCAAGTAAGTCTGACATGATTTCTTTCTTCTCTTTGCCTAATGGTGACATAAGTTCATTTAATGTTTCTTTACGATCCATTAAATCTTGTGCCACTTTTAACTTGCTTTCCGTAATTTTCACTGCTTCTTCTTTCGATTCTGCTGTTGCTTCTGCTTCTTCAAGTTTAATTTTCATTTCGGCTAGTGTTTTCTGAACTGCTTTAATTTCTTTGGCTTCGTTCAAGTATGAATTACCATACTCGTTAGCGAATGCTTCAAAAATTCTACGTCCAAAGTCGTTCTCACGAGCTGACGTGATGTCATCACGGAAAGATTTAACTTCATTAACAAGAACGTTGTTTACAACGCCTTCGACTTTTTCAGCCGCTTTGTTAATAAATGCTTTTTTTGGCTTCTGCTAATTGCTTCTTGCCTTCTCTTACCATTTTGACTTTCTGCTCAACTAATGCTTTCTTGTCTTCGTGGAACTCATTGAGTTCTTCTGCAAGTTGCTCTGCAACAAAATCATCTAATTTTGTTACATGCTCACTTGTACGAATTCTGTCTGCTCTAAGTTCTTTTACTTCCTTAGCGACTTGTTCTGTTACAAACTTGTCTAATAGTTTCGCGTGTTCACTGACAGCCTTGCGGTACTTAACTTGTTGGTCTGCTAATGCTTTCCTGTCTTCTGCAAGTTCTGAAATTTCTGCTGTGACTTTTTCAGAAATGAAATTGTCCATTGCTTCAACGATCTGACCTTTGTCATGCTCGTATCTTTGGGCAAATTCTTCTCTAAGTTCAGCAGTAAGTTCTTCTCTTGCTTCTACAAGTTTGCTTTCCCAAGCCTCTTGAATTCCAGAAGTTACCTCTTCAGATAATTCTATTCCTTCAAGTATCTCGTTAAATTTCACTGCCATAGTAGTCTCCTACTTACTTTGTATTTAATTCCTTAATGAAACGAGTTATTTCGCTCATCAAGTGTTTTTCTGCACTTTTATCGTG